GTATGATTGACTTTTTCTTCGTAGATAGTTTTTAATAATTCAAAGTCTCGAACATCTACATAGTTCCAGTCAGTGCAGTTAGTCATCCATGTTCCCATGCGGGCACCAAGAACAGCATAGATTCCGTTTTCTTCGTGGGCGCCCACGGTGCTCCACATACGCAGTCTATGAATATTATGCCACCATACTCTCTCTTTAATTTCCAAAGGCGGCACTCGAACTCCGTCATGCAGGGTCATTTTAACACCTTCACGAAATCCTGCTCGCCATGCTTGAAAGGGACTGCCTGTAATGACGGTATCACTGAAGCATTCAGGAAATTGTTGGTATCCGTCTTCCCAACAGAAATCTACTTGGGCGCGATCATTATCGCTAGCTTCATGACTTTTCATGTCTAGCACAAAGTCTTTTCTCCAAAGCTTCAATCCGCCGTTGCCATATTTTAATCCATTAAGTTTATTTCTTCCTACCCAACTAAATGTTTTTATTTTAGACTGTGTAGTGTCAACCTCGTAATCAAAAAATTTAATATCGACTATGTTGTCAGCGTCTACTGTAACAAACCATTCTGTTTCACTTAACTCTGCTGCGGCCTTGTGTGCGGCATCGCTACCTTTAACTCCGTGTACACGTTTGGCCCATGGTGCTTTATTACAGAGGTCTGCATAGTGTTCCTCTGCATTAGGTTCATCGTAGCTTAAAAAAATAATATCAAATTCTACTGTTTTCATTTTATCTCAAATACATATTTGTCAAAAATTCTTCGTGTATAAACACTAAATTTGTTAGGCAGTGTTAGCTGAAAAGATTTTGTATTTTCTGTAATGTCGCCGACCCTAATGCTAATCATTTCGATTAATGCATTAGGATCGTTGTATTCTGTTATTAAAAAAATCATTGCAGTATCACCATCCCATATAATATTTTTGGAATATTGTGAACTCATAGAAAAATTTAATAAATTATCATCCCTGCTGTAATTCACAATGATATCAGGATCATTAATATTTGACCATTTTTTATCTATAATTCTATGTAGCACATCATCAATTTTTATTAAATTGTGCATTGAAAATCTGTTTATCTTAAGAAGCGTTCGAGTTGGAATGTCAACTTTATAAGAAAATAAATTTTCAACTCCGTTGGAAATGGCTATTGCTATATCTTCATCAATTTTTATTTTATTTTGAACATCGCCGATAGCATGAGAAGGATAGACTCCTAATAAAGAGCCGTCTTCTTTAAATGTTACATAATATTCGATCGTTTGATTAGCTGGTAAACTAATCCATTCATCAAAGTCCATTAGTTCTTGTCCCATGCAATCTCCTCTAACATGCTGACAATTTCGTCACTCATTAAATCCTTCTCAACATAATGTACTATACTATGCTGTTGATAATTTCCAATTTTTAAACTTCCGGAGGTGGTAAAATAAAAACCTGCATGTTCAGTTACTTTGTCTGCACCCCAAGGCCAATTTTGTATCATAGGTTTCATATGAACAATGTTTGGAAATTCTAAATTATAGCTAATTTCATTATCAATATCTAAAATTTTAGCACTTAGCGCAAAGGCCTCATCAGTGCCAACGACTTTTGGTTTTGATTTATTCAGATATAAATTGCTAAATTCTATAGGATTTTTTATAATGTATCTACCTAGATTAAAAAATTCTTCTGCAAGTGCAGAATCTTTCTTAAAAAATGTAAACATAGAATACAGATTAGGAAGATTGTTTTTTGTAAATGTTTTACGATAATAGTCGTCGGTGATAACTTCTCCTCTATAGGTAAATGCCTTTGAAGGAATATATAATTCACAATTTTCAATAAAGTAATCAATCCAATGACTATGATCTCTAAGGAAAAGCATATCTGCATCAAGGCAAACAGTGCTGTCAAACGGACTTAACTGATCCATGTAGCTTCGGCCGTCCCAGTGTGTTTCTTTATCCCAATGAATAATATGATCAAACACCCAAGGACTTTTTAATTTATTAACTGATTCTAAATTATCGATTACCAATGCTACTTGATCGTATCCAGGTTGTTGTGTATTTTTAATACTCAACGCTAGTGCGTATGCCAACTTAAGATAATCTATTTCTGCATTTGTCGAAACTACAATTAAATAACCAAAGTTCATATTAACTCCAGTAATTTTTCTTTATGTCTCATGATACTTTGTTTATTCATAATATGCACATCTAGACCAGTTGTGGTAGCGGCTAAGAAATCACCGCAGTTAAGAGGTTTATCGATTAAGAAAGTTAGCGTTGTATTGTTTACTGATTGTAAAATATCTTTATCGAACACAGTTAGTATAGGAGGCAATGTGTAAACAAATTCAGTTTCAAATCCATTCATAATGTGTTTGGCAATACTAAATGCAATATCATTTCGGTATTGTTTAGGATTGAATCTAAACAAATCAGCGTAATAGACGTAGTTATCTTTGATGAAATCCACTAGTTTAAAAAAGAAACGACTTTCTTCATTCTTGGTAAACATTACTGTGGTTGCCCAAAACATATGCACTCCGGTTTCGCTTACTCGTTGATCTAATACACCGCTACGATCGCCAGTAATATCATTCATAGAATGTCCCAACATTACACTACTATCTACACTCCAATATTCATTTAATCGATTAGAAAAAATTAAATAGTCGCTGTCAATTAACAGAGTTTGATCATAAGGGCTAATATCCCAAACTGAAAATCTATTCGAATTAACGAAGGGTACAGTTTGACTGTAAAATCCGTCATGTAGTTTTCTTGTATTTTTTGTTCGAGGCTTTTCAATTTCAATAATTTTATCAAAAACTGTTACGGCCGTTTCATACATATTAGATTCTTTAAGCCAACCAATCGTCCACTTGTCTGTGATCAAACTTACTGGTAGACCTAGATGTTTTTTTGCCAGACCGCCGGCAATGATACTCATAGTGCCGTAGTCAACTTCGGGACCATTATGAGCAAAAATCAATATTCCTCTAGTCATAGGCTTAATAATTTTTCTACAGTTCTACTGGATTTTATTTTTTGATATTCTTCATGATACTCATATGTTGAGGTAAAATATCTATCTAAAATTTCATCTCGAAATTCTTCTAAGTTAGCTATGAGTATTGGATTTTCATTTTGATCAATTAAGGGAACATTTTCTGTTCGACCTTGATCAATTAACATTTGAACAAATACTAACAAAGACCTATCAATTTTAAAAATCCCGCCGGAATGGCCGTAGGTTAATTTACCTTCGATTTTCTCTCTAAGAGTTTTTCGTTGAATTGCTAGGGTCTGTCTATAATTAGAAAAATCGAGAGCAGCTTTTAGACGTTCGTCCATGGTATCTCCTATTAAACACGCACATTATTTATGTGACGGTTTAAAGGAGATTAAGAATTACGAACCGGAAATTGCACTAACTATGCGCTTGGTGCAACGATAGTAAAGCTACCGCTGGGCTGTAGGAATCCGGAAGGGCGCACCTGGTCAACAGTAAGTGTAAGTGTGCCATCCACTAGATCGCCCGGAGGAGGATTCGGTGAACCGCCTGCTCCTGAATCTGTGTAGTTATCTGTCCAAGTTACTCGAAATGTTATTGAATTAGCCGTTCCTGTGGTATTATTACTAACATTGCATAACGCTTCTAGTCTCCACTGATTAGCAGAATAAGCCGCACTACCGGTTGTAGTATAAAATGTTTGATAAGAGTTAGTAAGTGAAAAGAAATTAATACCGGATAATCCTCCAGCAAATGCCTGTGTGCCTGCGCCGCTGAGAAGGTTGCTCCATGAAGTATTTTGTGCTTCTCCGTTTCCTCCGGTTCTCGCGCTAGCGAATCGAATTTTTCCGCCAGCATTAAAGAAAAATCTAGCTTGTTCGGCTGTGGAGAATGTAACAGTGGCAGTGGCAGTTAAAGAATTTAGCCAAGACGATGAATATGTTTTGCTGTCAATGACCTCGGTGACAAATTGTCCTGTGCCTAGATCAAATCTATTTGTAGTTGCTGTATCTGCAAAGGTGTTGTATTGAAAATTAGGTTGGCTGGCGCCATATCTTACCACATCGCCCACAGCCACTGTGGTCAATGCTGCGGCTGATCCTGTTTGATGTAACAGCGCATTATAGATATCATATCTCAAAGCATCCCATTGAGTCTTTGTTACTGAATTTCCTTCTGCCACCAAAGAACTGAATGTGGTTTGTCCGTAGCCAGAATTACCGGCTCCCGTGGCCATTACATTAAATATTTTTGTTCTGATTGTGTTATAATCAGTTGCAGAAATAAAATCACCGATTGCCATAATTTATCCTTTTATAACACTAAAGCTTCTATAACACCTGAACCAGACTGGTGATCTTGCAGAGCTATAGCAAAATAATCTGTATCAGATTTGTTAGCAGCTGATGCTGCTCCAAACATATTTTGAGCTGGAACTAACTTGTCCCCTTTTTTAACTGTTCCCTGTACTTTTACAGGAACACGACCTTTTAACGCCACTAATGTTCCGCCTTCTAACTGCGAATTCATTATAAAACCTGGCTTACCTGACACAATTCCAATGGCTCTGTTACCGTATGTAGCTGCTGTAATTTCTTTTACACCGCCAATACATACCACTGTACCAACATCATACTGTTTGTCTGCTAGATATTTTTCTGCTAGGTCGGCATATTGCGCTGCTGTTGCAGTACCATCAAAGGTATTGGCCAATAGATTTCCTGAACCATCTCTAGCTGCAATTGTGTTGGCTGTTTTTGTGGTTTTAGCAGATCTGTAATTAGGGTCTGTGTCTACTGCTGCGTCATTTATTCTAGTTCTATCTGATTTATCTACGACTCCAATAAATCTAGTAGCAGTGATGTTACCACTGCTATCTCGCAGAGCCACAGAAGTTGCCACTGCGCCAAGTTCTCCGACTAGACTGTTCAACGTCAAAGCGTTGGTGGATGTACCTGTGACTGAACCTATCACGTTGCCGGTGAGTGTTCCAGAGAAGCTGCCTGAGAATATTTTTGTAACTGCGGCGTAGGCCACAGAATTGTCGTCGGCAAGTATGTTGCCTTTGTGTACACCTGTGGTATTTCCGGTTACATTACCAGTTAATGCTCCGGTGAATGTGGTGGAATACACGTTGGCCCACTTAGAAACCGTGGACCCCAAAGTGAAGAAATTATCTGAGCCTGGAATCATGCCAGTTGGAGTTATTATGCCAACATTACGAAGATCACTATCCGATACTCGTATTCTCAAAGTTATGGTGTTGCCTAATCTGTTTTCAATAATAGGTTCATCACCGTTTTCAACACGGATTCTTAAATCATTTTGATCGCCTATTGTGAGACCGGCATCGGCGAAAGCAATTGCACTGGTAAAGGATATCTCACCCAATCTAACATATTCACTGGCAGCATAACCGCCCAATCTCAATGCATTGCTTGCCGATCCCCAAAAATAGTGATCGGTAGTTGTTACTCCAGTTGTACCGTTGGTGTTGACTAGATTGACACCTTTCTTGATCACCGAAAATCCTGTTATAGGATTTAACACGCTGTTTAGGGTAAATGCATCTTTACTGACAATTGATATTACATCACCGCCAGATTGAAATTTTACTATGGAGTGATTGTTGTTGAGGGTGTCTTTGACCACCTGGGCCTGTACCGCTGATGCGCCTAGATCTGGCAGGGTTTCGGGGCCAATTAATACAAATTCAGTGCCGGTGTAGGCATACAGTTGTTCGGCGCCGGTATCAAACCAAAAATCTCCGGCCTGCAATCCGCTGGGAGGAGTAGGTCCTATCTCTGCGCCGCTGGCTGTTCTAAATTTTGTGCCGTCATAGAATCGTAGTTTTTTTAGGCCGCTGTCATACCAAATTTGACCAGTTACTCTTTTTGGAGGAGCCGATGTGTTGGCAAAGTTTTCTAACAAATGTAGGAAATTCTCGTTCTGTACTTCGCCGTAGCCAGCGTAATTCTTACCTACAAAACGCAAATCAGTGGTGGTATCAATGGTACCGTCGTCGACAGAGACTAAGAACGTTCCATTAAATTTGTCTACTTGATATGCCATTGATCAACTCCGTTGTAACTATTATTTATCGTAAATACACCCATTTAAACTCTACCTACTGCTACTTCTATAACACCACTTGTACCATCAAAATCTGCTAGTGCTTTGCCTATAATTGTACCTATTTGAGGATTGGTTGTTTTTCTAGCATATCCTCCACCTGCACTCATCAGCATATCACCTTTATGTATTTTACCGCGGACTTTACAAGGTGCCCTACCTTGTAACGCAATGGCAACTACATAGTTACCACTACATTCACTGTTCATTAGATATGCTGGATTAGTTGATACAATACCTGCTAGCTTATTTGATCCGTCTTCTGCAAGAGTTACTTCAAATTCACCACCAAATTCAAGCACAGTTCCGGGCTCATAATCTTGATCTGCTACATATTTTTCTGCAAGATCTGCGTATTGTGCAGCAGTGGCTGTACCTACAAAAAAGTTGGCATGTACGTTGTTCCATTTTGCAGTAGATATTCCTAGATCAGTAGTACCGGTGTTTACTGGTATCATAGCTGGAGCATTAAGCCCCCCTAACGCCAATGAGGTAGCTGCATTTACCATAGAAATTGCAGCCGTACTTGACGGTTGTGTTGGATCGAGAATTGTAAAACGTATTCCAGAATTACGTGAATGTAATGTTGGTATTGTGGATGCGTCTAAATATATTCTCAAAGGCGCTACACTGGTACTGGGACCTCCAAGTGTAATGCCGGTTGCGCCAGCAACATCTAGAGCAGATAGGGTTCCCACATTGGTAAGATTGGAATCTACTATGTTGGTTGCCAATTGTGTGCCAGTTAATGTGTTGCCGTCTGCGGGTACTGTAATATTTGCGCTGCCGTCAAACAATACTGTATTGATTGTTCTTGCTGTTTGTAATTTTGTTGCTGTGAATGCATTGCCGGATAACGTGGCCCCTATGAATTCGTTGGCTGATACTATGTTAAAAGTACTGGTTCCACTAGCAGTGGTCACGTTACCTGAGACATTACCAAGTAGATTAGCAGTAATCGTTCCAGCTGAAAAATCTCCGGCACTGTCTCTGGCCACAATTTTACCTATGACATTACTGGGGCTAGCATCCACACTCCAAGTAGTAGCCGTTGATCCATTAAAATTTGCACCAGTAAGATAGGTGCCTTTTGATAATATATTTGTTGTATTGGATGTTATGGTTATGTCTGTTTGGCCATCGAAATACACCCCGTTAATGAGTCTACCAGGATTCAATTTACTAGCAGATTCTGCATTTCCCACTAGTGAGCCTATAACTGGTCTAGTGGTTGAAATATTGGTTCCTGCCTGCAGAATCGAAAATCCAGGTATAGTGTTGGCATCATCTATAGTAAACGCATCATCAACACACACTGCCAATACTGTGCCATCTACCACTACCTTAATAGCTGCATGGGCAGTGCCATTGCTATCTATAATTGTTTCAGCTAGAACTTTGGTTGTGCCAAAGCCTTCAATGGCTTCGGGTCCTATCAAT